CCCACGCTCATAATAGTGAATATGTTTGGTTTACAGGACACCGGGACGGCAGTGGCGAGGCCCAACCTGTTGCTGCATTCAACAGGTTTTGTAAGAGCCACAAAGTAACGCTCGTTTCGATAACGGATGCTGCATCAACTTTCAATTTTAGTTTATGAGCAGCGAAAACACAATAGATGGCGGCTATTATTACGACCTCTGGAAATTTTTTAATGACGAGCACAACCTGATCCTGGTCGATACCGAGATCAATGATATCATCCACGCCGTCCGGGCATTTGACAAAAAAAGGTACACGCCACCGCAACGCGATCTGAATATCCCAAAAGATGACCAATCTTATTTCCGCAACCGATGGCCGGAAGATCCAACTACATTAAACCGACAGCAATGAAAAAAATTTACATCGCCGGCAAGGTGACCGGAATGGAAGATGAAGCCCGCGAGCTTTTTAGATTAGCGGAACAACAACTTCTCACGCGAGGATACTACCCAGTCAATCCCATGGCCCTCCGGCATGACCACGACAAACGATGGGAGAGCTACATGAGAGAAGCCATAACGGCCATGCTTACCTGCGACAGCCTCCTGATGCTTCAGGGATGGGAGCATTCCATTGGAGCAAGGATAGAGCACTCCCTGGCTGAGCACTTAAAAATGGAAATACTTTACCAGAGAAGCCAGCAGGCGCAATACGCCACCCACCTATGAAAGCATCGGTAAAAATATTTGAGCACGTCGACATAGAGTTTTACCGGCTCACCGGGCTCCTCATGAATTACCGCCGGGCGGTCAAGGCTTGGGAGGAAGGGTACGGAGGGAACGCCCTCAAGAACAACAAAAATTACTGGTCCACTCGCGTAGATGATTGGATCATCAAACACGAAGTAAAAGAAGAAAAATGAAAGTCTGTTCCGCATGCCAGATCAAAAAGGACAAATCCATGTTTTCAAGGAATCGCACCCGCCCAGATGGGTTACAGAATCAGTGCAAACCTTGTCATAACGCTTTAAATAAAAGAAGATATGCTGACACTGAAGGGCGCAAGGTCATAAATCTTTATGCGATTAAGCACGAAACAGAAATCAAAGAATATAAAAAGGAATGGGCAAAAAACAACAAACAAAAAACAAGGATTACATCCAATAAAGCATGGCGTCGATACAGGGCAGACCTGTTGCCCATCTATTTAAAAACAAAAGCAAAGCGCTACGGGTTTACAAATGAGGATATTCAACAGCACCCCGAAATATTACAAACTTTAAAAATCATCATTAAAACAAAACGATTATGCAAATCACTAACATCGAACAACTCCGTAATGATCTGATTGATAATTACGAAAAAACAAAGGCTAAAAAAATGCCTTTGAACATGTGTAAAGAGCTTACCAACGCCGCTGGGAAAGTGATTAATACCATTCAGCTTGAGTTAGCGTATGCCGCACTGGACAAAAAAATCCGGATACCATATTTAGAGGTCGATTACCCTGAAAAAGGCACCAAAAAAATATTAGGGAAAGATGTAATAGTAACTATTGGCAACAAACAAACCTAACCCATAAATGAAAGCAAAAAAACCAAAGCTTTTTTTTGGCCCCTTGGAGACATGGTCAAAGGAAACAGGCGCCGTAACAGATTATACTAATTATGACCCCAAAAACAGGGTAGAAGCCCCGCCACTACAAGACGTCATCAGAGCCGGTTATTCCGGGCGGGATGTTGTTATAAAGATACGTACGCAAGGGAAGTGTGGCTACGGGTGGAAGATTCTCGAAAGAGGTTTTGATAATTATTCTCAGGCGGTGGACAGGTTAAGGATTTTATTGTCTACCGGTCAATTTATAGAAGGATAAAAAAGCTTAAAAATGATTACTGCATTTGGCTACTCCAAAGACCCCAATATTATTCCTGAAGGGATCGTAATAACGTTCGGAAAAGATATGATACTAAGGAACGGAGGGCATAGGAAATTCATTAAATATTTTTTGACCTGTATAAATGATGAGGAATGCTACTGGATGCATAAAATGACAAATAAGCCAACGATCGATTTTACTATTGTTTATATCGTCATTATGAACAGGCTTTGGGGGCGCGTAAATTTTGGCTGGTACGAAAATAATAAAACATTCGCTTACTCAGTAAATGACACAAGGGAAATAGAGTGGCCAAGAATGGTAATAACTGGTCCTTTCAAACCTTGCCCTTACAAACGCACGCTGAAAGGATTCCAAGGCTTTAGATATTGCACAGAAATGTTTTAAAAAAGTAAACAGCGCCCGGACTGTAACCGGGTTTTAAATATGGACAACAATCAAGGTCAAGGTTTTTATCGCTCGATTTGCATCGAGGACCAATTCGCCGGGCTCATAGCAGTCGGCAACAATGGCAAGCGTTACGTTTGCATCGAAGACTTAAGGAATAGCCCGTTCTCAATGGGTAGGAATGGGAAGACCTCTATGGCCATCGGAGTTTGGATAAACGAAGGCGTCGACCAATACGGCAACATCGCCGGCATTACGCTTGCTCAGACAAAGCAGGAATATGAGGCGAGGGAAAAAAAGCAGTACATCGGTAACCTGCGCCGGTCGGGACAGGATAACGGGACAGCCGCATCGCCGGGGCCGCAGCAGCAATACCAACAGCCGCAACATTCGGTAGCAGCCTACAAGCAGCAATACCAGCAGCAACAGCAACAACCACAGCAGCCGTTAGCCACACGGTTTGATGTACCAAATGATTTGCCTTTTTAGCCATGAAACACGGAAGTTTATTTTCAGGGATTGGCGGCTTTGATTTGGCAGCAGAATGGATGGGATGGGAAAATAAGTTTCATTGTGAATGGAATGAATTCGGACAAAAAATTTTAAATTATTATTGGCCCAATGCTATAAGTTATGGAGATATTACAAAAACAGATTTCAATGTTTGGAGAGGAAAAATTGACATCATTACCGGAGGATTCCCTTGTCAACCATACTCACAGGCAGGGAAACAAAAGGGAAAAGCAGATAACCGCCACCTCTGGCCGGAGATGCTTAGAGCAATTAGACAAATTCAGCCAAGTTGGATCGTTGGCGAAAACGTTCCTGGCCTTCTTAATTGGGAAAGGGGAATGGTACTCGACGAAATCAAAACTGATTTGGAAAGTGCAGGGTTTGAGTTATTGCCACCTTGTATATTGCCGGCTTGTGGCAAAGACGCTCCGCACCGCAGGGAAAGACTTTGGATTATGGCCTACTGTAATACTCCTACCGACACCGAAATCCACAGAGATAGACGAAACACTGGAACAATGGGAGAAACGCAGGCAGAACCCAAAAGCCAAGATGATGGGCCCGAGTTTAACGGTAGTAGCAAAGATGTTGCCAACGCCGATGAAAGACGATTACAAAGGGAGGCAGAAAACAGAGAATTGGGTAGGGAACGATTTATGTTCAGTACTTCAGCCAATAAACAACAATGGGAAAATTTCCCAACTCAATCCCCGCTTTGTAGCAGAAATGATGGGTTACCCACCGAACTGGCTGGAATTACCATTCCAAAACATAGAACAGAATCAATTAAAGGATATGGAAACGCAATAGTTCCACAAGTAGCTTTTGAAATATTTAAAGCAATAGAAAAAACTTATGAACTATAATTTCTTTTTTTTAATAAGCTCGATTAAAGCAGTCTCAATGAGATTGGCGACGGTTCTGTTTTCTTTTTCCGCTATTTTTTGCAGCGGCTTGATTACTGTTTCTTCATCAAGCCTTACCGGGTATACTTTTTTTGCCATTGGTTATTTACTTTGTAGATATTCGGCCTCATCTTCCTGTCTCATTTTTGAATATTCAGGATCAAGGTTTAATAAAAATTCGCATGGACAAAATATGATACTGTTATCATGTTTACCGTCGTTGCCGGGAAGGTTGTATATATCAGCCATTAAATCATTGATTTTATTACCCTCCTCTAAGGTGGCAATATGGCCTATGCAATCATTAGCATCATCTTCAGGATGGAATGACTCGCCATTGTTATACAGGTCAGTTAAGAAGGTTTTTGATTCTTCAATTGTTTTGATGCTATCAGGAATTTTTGTTTTCATTATAATTTGTTTTTGTATTACAAATGTAATACGTTTATTTGACACCACCAAATTATTTTATAAGTATTTTAATAAATAAATGACTTACCCTTTTGATCATGTCAACTATTATCAATATCCCATTGCCGGTTGTAACAGCAACCATAAGCTGGCGCTCGCGTTATGAAGCGGCCTACCAAAAGCACTACCGGGAAACCTACCCTGCAGCGTTTAAGGATCACGGTTATATTAAAATCGCGTTCCCCTCCATTAGCAAATCCAACGGGCTCACCCAGGCGATTATAAAATTCATTTGCTGGGAGCAAGGAAACGCAGACCGCAGCAGCACTCAGGGAAGGCTCACAAAGGGGATTGAAAGACTTGAATCCGGCAATCGCATGACCGTAACAAAATGGCTGCCCTCGGCCAACCGGCCAGGGACTGCAGACGTAAGCGCCACGATCAAAGGCCGCAGCGTGAAGATTGAAATAAAGGTGGGACACGATACACCCTCGGACAAGCAACTGGCCGAGCAGATCCGGGAGCGCCGCGCCGGGGGTATTTACGAATTCATCCACGACATGGATGAGTTTTTTATTCTTTACGACAAGATTGTGGCGCAGGCCACGCAACAACAAAATTTATTTTAACATGGAAAAGAAACAGACCGAAGACGACGACTTAATCATAATAGTTTCACCGATGCATCACCCTCACTATACAAAAGGTCGCGTTTGTGAATGTGCCAGATGCCACAAAGAAGCATGGCTGAGCGATACCTCCATTGATGCGGTCAAAGAAAAAATGCCCGACAATCCGGTGCAATTTATCTGTCTAAATTGTTTTGCCCCATACATGAAAGAAAAAAAGGAGGAGCTAAATTTTTTTAGCCTGACAGATGCCCAGAAAGATGAAATAAAAAATTCAATATAACCAACCTATGTCCACCGAATTACTCCCCGTTTGGAGAGAAATAAAAAAATATCTTGATGCCGGCATCTCGGTTATTCCGGTACGGGATAAAGATGACGCCCATGGCGCGGCCAAAACCCCATATGGCAAAAGCTGGAAGCAATACCAGACCACCCGCATCGGCGACGCTGCGCTTTTTAAAGCGATGGAAGAATACAACACCACTGCCGTCGCCCTGATCGGCGGCGCTGTATCGGATGCCTTGGAAATTACCGACGTCGATGAAAAATACAAGCCCGGCATCACCGCTATACTATTAACCACCATCAAAGAATTATACCCCGAAATTTACGAGAAACTCAGAATCCACAAAACCCCAACCGGCGGTCGCCACTTTTTATATAGGTGCGCGACCCCGGTCCAAGGGAACCAAAAACTTGCCAGCCGCCAAGCAACAGAAGTAGAGCTGCAGACCAGCAAACAAAAATCTTACTGCTTCATTGAAACCCGCGGCGAAGGCGGATACGTACTGGCGCCCCCCAGCCTCGGGTACCAGTTTATAAAAGGCGAAGAATTCCATGTCCTCTCCGCCAAGGAACACGAAAGCCTGATGGCGCTTTTAATATCTTACAACGAAATAATAAAAATTGAAGCGCCACCTAAACCGCCCCCTTCAGAGAGCACATACTACGATACAAACCCATTTGAAGATTTCAACAACCGCGTGGATCCGACCGACCTGGCACACAACCTCGGATGGACCGTGGCCGGCCACAACAACCAATTTATATGGTTCACGCGCCCGGGGAAATCCAAGGGCATATCCCTGAGCTGGAATCGGCAGCGACTTTTTTATTATTGCTTCACAGCATCCACCGAGCTGGAAGCATCCAAGGGGTACACACCCTCCAATTTCATAGCGGCCATGCAGTTTAACGGCGATAAAAAACAACTTTACGCCTACCTGGTGGAGAAGGGATACGGGAAGATAAAACCAAAGACTGAAGCCCGGATCATAAAGATGGCGGCCACCAACAAAACAGAACTGCCCCCCAATATTTCTAAAAAAGGAATAGAGCTGAAAACACAAATCGATGCCACGATGCAACGCGACCTCCCGCATGGAATTTTTTGGTATGAGGTACTAAAGAAAGGAATACAGATCGACCGGGAATCCCTTTACAAGGTAGCCGCCGGCCTCGGGTTTAAACTGCACCCCACAGGTCTGGTAAAAATCAAAGACAATTTTATAGAGCCGGCAGATGACCGCCTATTTTTTGACACCACAAAGAATTACATCAAAGAGGAGGACCAGAATTATTACAACGACATCCTCAATGCATACGAAGCCTTTATCGAGCGCCACGGGAAATTTACCATCACGCGCCTGCCGATGATCGACGACCACGATATCCTCCGCGACACAAAGGACACCGCGTACAAGTGCTATCAAAACGGTATCCTGAAAATAACAGCCGCCGGCGGGACACTCCTTCCATACACAAACTCACACAAACTTGTGTGGAAGAAATCCATACAGCCGCGCGATTACACGCAAGGCACCGGCGGACGGTATATCGAATTTATAAAACTGGCCACCGACTACGAAAACAACCACGACTACATCCTTGCATGCATCGGTTACCTTTCCCACGAATACAAGGATGAAACCGCACCTTACATCATCGTTTTATCCGAGCAATGTGAGAACCCAAAAGAGGGTGGCGGATCCGGGAAAAATGTATTCTCAGAACTTTTTAAATACACAACCTCCTTTACTAGCACACCGGGAGAGCAGGTAACCTTCGATGAAAGATTTATGCAGGCCTGGACTGACGAAAAAATCATGTGCCTGGCCGACGTGCCAAAGAGTTTTAAATTCATATTTTTAAAGGAGCTGAGCGGCGGCGGCGGCCTGCAGAAAAAATTGTTCAAAGACCAGCGGATCATCCCCAGCCAGGATATGCCCAAATTCCTGGTCCAGACAAACTACAGCTACGAAATAAAAGACGGCGGACTGAAGCGAAGGATCAAGGGAATAGAATTTACGGACTTTTTCACCCGCGCCGGAGGTATCGACGTCCACTTTGGTACCCACTTCCCATCAGAATGGACCGCCGAGGATTGGGCTGGGTTCGACACGATGATCGCCAAAGGGATACAAACATGGCTCATGCACAACCGAAAGATCGGAGATAGCGAGCTCAGTGAAACCGGATGGCTCAAGCAATTTTCACAAACCTACGGACAGGTGATCTCTGATTTTATAAAAGAAAATTACTTTCAATGGCAAACCGCCATATGGGTAAACAACGCAGAGTTTGTAAAAACCCTCGAAAAGCATTATCACGACAACGCCATCCAGAAAATGTACCAGCCCTCAACTCACAAAATCAACCTGGCAATAAAAGAGTATAGCGACCACAGAGGTATCAACTACGAATGGGAGAAACCGAAACGAAATGAGCTTGGGATCGTGGACAAATACAGGAAGTTTGGAGAGGAAACGGAGGAGGAAACGCCTTTTTGAGGTTTTGTAACGAAATATTCCGTTACAAAAAAATTTTTCGTTACGTATGTTTTAGTACAAAACAGTTACACTTAAACAACTCAAAATCAACAACTTAAATACACTGTAACGAAAAATGAATATAAAAAAGTTGCACCGTTCCCACGCACGAGAGACACAGAGGCATTACACTGACATGATAGAAGAAAAATGTTTTTATATGTTTACTGTACAAGGACCTCCTGCCGATGATACCATTTTTCGTTACAGGAGCTTAAACCTTTGATAATCAACAAAAATATGTAACGAAACTTCGTTACAGAACAAAATATTTAGTTACAGAACAACTTTAAAAACACAACCATACACGCCATGAGAATCAAAGAAGCCAACCTCCCCCCCGATGTAAAGCAATTCATCGACGACAACCACCTCACTATGAACGATAGTAAGCTCGCCGGCGCCACAGGTTTCTCAACATACAAGATTAAAAACTATAAAAAAGAAACAGGACTGAAGCATCCCCGAGGGTCCCAGAAAGGGAAAAAGCGCAGCCACCCCAGGATATATCCTTCTACCCGATGTATAAAGCGCTCCCCAATAGAGGATCGCCACGGTAATTTTAATGTATTCGCATTTGAAAATTGGCTAATTTGAGTTATCATTCATTTTGCAAACAACTTACGGATACGGCGCAAGAACCTGGGATGGACCCAGGCACGCGCAGCAAAGGAGATCGGCCTGCAGTATAAACAGAACGCAATCAATTCTATAATACGCAACATTTCGGACGGTGAACTTCAAAAGCTCCTGCAGGAATTAGGCAACAAATATCAGGTCACCGTCGAACGGTACCAACATTGGGAACTTGGCAAAGCGCACCCTGAACCGGAGATCGAACTGGCCATCGTCGAGGTCTTCCTGGTAATAGACCTCCCCAACTTTTTATACCACGCCCACCAAATAAGTCGACTAGACACAAATATCATTTGTGTTGAAGATGTTGCTGCATAAGAGTACATTACACCCGCACACCAACAGTTTTTTAACTTATAAAAGCAATTCCACCCCTCTTACTAAATATTTTTGTAAGGAACAAACCCCAATACCCACATGCATACGTTTGCAGGAAACCTAAAAAAAGCTCGTGAAGCCAAAGGATGGACACAGGCAAAAGCAGCTACAAAAATCGGTATCAAACACCACAATCTGTCAGCCTATGAGGAGGGTCGGAGCACTCCATGCCCAATCACGTTTGCAAAGATCGCCCGCGGTTTCGGGATCACCGATATCGGATTTGCAGACAATAAGGATTTTAAACTAAGCGCATGAAACTCAGCTATCCAACCGCTGGCACCCCTGATTTAAAGCAACGGCAAGCCCGTCGCCGATGGATTCGCAGAATTGGGATAACAATAAAAAAAGTACAACCCAATGGGCGCACCTAAAGGAAATAAATATGCTGTCGGCAATAATGGCGGCAGGCCACCGGTGTTCAAAACAGCCAAGAGGTTATTGCAAACTATTGACGAATATTTCATTTACATACTGGGAGAATTCCATTTAGAAAATAGGATCGTAACGAATATTGAAACTAACAAGGACGAATTTATCTCTGAAAAAGTTTGGGATCGAAAACCAGAACCGACCACAATAACCGGGTTGACATTGTATTTAGGATTTTCAAGTCGTGCCTCATTAGATGATTATGAGAAAAAAAACGAAGAGTTTTCGTACATAATAAAAAAGGGCAGATCGCGCGTTGAGCATGAGTATGAAAAAAACCTGCATAGCAACAATAACACAGGCTCAATATTCGCCCTGAAAAACATGGGTTGGAAGGACAAAACAGAAGTAGAATCCAACATAACCCAACGAACTGTAATAATTGATACCACAGGCACCTCAGATAATCAAATTCACCCCGAAGCAGGCGGAAGCTAAGCGCGTATCTGAAAACAATACCATCACTCTTTATGGCGGTGCGATCCGCGGGGGCAAAACATGGTGGCTTATACTTATGTTTTGGGTATTAGCGAAACAATTTCCCCGCAGCCGTTGGGTTATTGTCCGGGCAACAGTGCCTACTCTCACACTTACAACACTTGTTACACTTCAATCTTTGCTTGATGCAGGGCTAAGTCAGGATGTTACCTCATGGAACGCCCAAACCAAAACAGTTACACTTTATAATGGTTCACAAATCATTTTCATGGCAGAGAGCTTTGATACCGATAAGGAATTAAACCGGTTCAGAGGACTTGAAATAAACGGTGGCGGCATGGATGAAATAAACGAGTGCCAGGAACTTACCTTCTTAAAAATAATTGAACGTGCGGGGAGCTGGCAGCATAGCCCCGGCTGCCCTATACGAATATTGGCCACCTGCAACCCCACAAACAACTGGGTAAAAGAAAGGTTTTATGATAAGTGGGTAAGCGACACGATGCCTAACGGTTGGGCGTACGTGCCAGCAAAGATCGCAGATAATCCACACCTATCACCTGAGTATGTGGAAGGCCTGAAGATGCTTCCAAAGTTTCAATATATGGTTTTTGTTGATGGAGAGTGGGACGTACAGCTTAAAACAGGTGGCGAATTCTATAAATGCTTCGAGCTGGATGATCATGTTAAACCAACAAAGTACGATCCATTACTGCCGCTGCACATTTCATGGGATGATAATGTTTCACCCTATTTACCCCTTGGAATATTTCAGATACATAAGAACATTGGCGGCTATGAGCTGCAAATGATTGATGAGATATCGGGCATCACACCAAACAACACAATCAAATCGGTATGCGCTGAATTCATACGCCGCTATCCTGCGCACGCATATGGGTTGTTTGTGTATGGCGATGCCACAGCACAAAAAGAAGATACTAAACTGGAAAAAGGATACAACTTTTTTCGATTGATCACTGAATATCTAAAACAGTACAAGCCACAATTACGGGTAATGACCTACAATCCATCAGTGGTAATGCGCGGCAATTGGATCAACACTGTGTTTGAAAAAAATATTGGCGGTCTTACATTCACCATTGGGGATAACTGCAAAAAAGCCATAAATGATTTTGTATTGCTGAAAGAAGCAGCAGACGGAACGAAATCAAAAGACATGGAAACAAACGCAGCAACAAAAGTGCGCTACCAGAAGGTGGGCCACTTTACAGACCTTTTCGATTACCTGGTCTGCAGTGCTTTTCCCGGGCAGTTTTCAGCATACCAGAAAGGAACCGGCGGCATGACCATAACGGTAGGCCACAACCGGGCAAAAAATAGTTACTAAAATATTTTGTTTTCAATAAATGAATTGTACTTTGAATGCCTAAAATTAATTTTATGCAACGCAACAACGGACAAGTAACGACTTCGTTACAAAAAATTCAAATCAATGTCGGTGAGATCATCGATCAACTGACCTGGCTCGGCACCCAAACGAAAAATCCGGAAACCGTGATCTTTGCCAACAAAGCAATGACCCGGATCGAAGAGGTAAAATTATTCGCGAAGGCGGCATGTAACGAGTTACTGCTGGAACCCCCGGTAGAAACAGATGGCCTTCTAAGTTATACAAAAGCCGAAGG